TCTTCCCACCGTTCTTCCCATTCTTTCCACCATTCTTCCCACCATTCTTCCCACCATTCTTCCCGTTCTTCCCAGCCTTCGCTCCACCATTCTTCCCATCGTTTGGTCCATCTTTCCCAAGATTCATTTACTCATCTAAGAGATTTAAGCATAGTATAATGAGGGTTGTAAACATTAATTAAAAATAGTGGGGGTAATTAAAAATGGAATCAATGGGTATTGATTTTGAACAAGCAATAAAGAGTTTAAATCCAGTAACATGGATATACAACGGTGACACTAAAGAAATCAGACAACTTGGCTATATAGCAGAAGAAGTTAACGAAGTAGACTCTTTAAAATATATAGTTGTATTTGACAAAGATAATAAACCTTTGGGTCTTAGGTATGACCTTGTTTCTGTTTACTCTGTAGAAGTTTTAAAAACTTTGTTGGAAAGAGTAAAAAATCTAGAAGATGAAATAAAAATATTAAAAAATAAATAATTTTAATATTGATGTATTTTATTATTAATAGGTATATGCTATAATTAATTAAATCTGATAGGGGTATAAATAATGGGGTTAAAGTTTGGTACTTTATGGTTTGGAAATGAACCTACCCTACTGCAGCAAATTTCTTGGAATTCATATCTATACCATGGGCATGAACTATACATATATCTGTATGACATGTCTATTAAAGTTCCAAATGGTGCAATTAAAAAAGATGCAAATGAAATTATGTTAGAAAAGGATATATTTCTAACAAAGTTTGATGATCCTTTATGTGGTGGTGGACATCAACAGTTTGCTGATTTATTTAGACTTCATATGTTGAAAAAAACAGACCTTATATGGACTGACTCCGATATGGTTTGTTTAACTGATACCTGGCCAGATCCAGAACCATATTTATTTGGATTTTTTGTAGACACTCCTCATCCAGCAAAAGGACCAATAAGAATTAATAATGATATCTTATACATAAATAATGATGAAATTTTAGATGACTTAATTAATAATTTTGTTTGTATGCCAACTGCAACTAAAGGAGATCAAATTAAGTATGGTCCAGTATTATTAACAGATATAATCTCAAAGAATAATTTAATGCATTTTGTTAAAGAAGAGCGTATTTTTCATCCAATAAGATATTCACATACTCGTGATTTTTTAAACCCATTTATTTTTGAATATACAAAAGGTCTAATGGCTAATAGCATTGCTATATCTTTGTTTAACTCATCTTGGTTGATGCATAGTTTAGAAATTCCTAAAATGGACTCTACTCCGCAAGAAAATACCTTAATTGGACATTTAACTAAAAAATATATTCCTGTAGAATTATACTAGCCACATAAAAGGAGAAAAAATGAACTATAAAGAACAAACCCAGTATGATGAAAACTCAAATGTTTGGTTTACAAAAGATAGATCAGAAACATCAAGCAATAGACTTAACTCAAAGTCATTAAAAGATGGCATAGTAGTTGAAAACTTGGCTTTAGGTGTTAATGTTTATAAAAATACATTTTCTTTAGAAGACTCTAAAAGGTATATAAATACTCTTGAGTCAAATTTAAGTAAAAATAAAAAATATAATTGGTCAGAAGCAAAAGTAACAAACTCTGAAACTCCAATTAAAAAAGCAAGAGACTGTGTTGATTTTAAATATAAACAAGAAAATCTTGGATCAAGAGATGCTGATAATGCAGAACTATTGGATCTTCATCAAGAAATATATGAAAAATTAAAATACTGTGTAGATGATTATGCTTCATATTGGGGAATAAATGTTGTATATTATGAAGCATTTAATTTTGTTAAATATGAAGGAGAAGGATCTCACTTTAATATTCATGCAGATCATGGCCCAGTTTACAACTGTACAGTTTCTGCAGTAGTATATATAAATGATGATTACGAAGGTGGAGACTTAAAGTTTCCAAGAATGGATAACCTTGTTTATAAACCCAAAGTTGGAGATATAGTTCTTTGTCCATCAAATTATATTTATGAACATGCATCGTTGCCAATAAAATCAGGAACAAAATATTGTGTAGTGGTAATGACAGATATTAATGAGTTAGGACATAAATAAGTTGTCTGAAGACTCTAATATATCTAAAAATATAATTATATTTAAGCCATACAGGCCATTATCAAATGAAGAAAGTTTTTCTGCACCATCTCCAACACAAAAGGTAATTCCAGATTGGTACAAGGATGCAGATAGATTTGCTAAGATGCCAAATGGTGAATACTATAAAGCATCAAAAGAAATTTGTCCTTTTCCAAAAGAAGGAACTGTAGATGATTATGGAAAAATTCCAACATGGAAAGCATGTCCAGCAATTTTAGATGCATTTTCAACAGGATATGTTTTAAAAACTCCATGCGATCTTACATTTTTTAAAAATGAAAAAGGAATAATTGATGTTAAAATATCTGATCCAAATTATAAAGATTTTTGTGGTAAAAGACAGGCAATGCCACAATTTGAGCATCCAAGGGGATTTTATAAAGATCATTTCGCCTGGTATCCAGATTGGGGTCTAGAACTACCAGAAGGATACAGTGCATTATTTATGACTCCAATGAACAGATTTGATCTGCCATTTTTAAATACAACTGGAGTAGTTGATTCTGACAAGGTTCATATACTTGGAACATTTCCATTTTTTATTGCAGAAGGTTGGGAAGGAACTTTGCCAGCGGGAACACCCTACTTACAGGTTCTTCCTTTTAAAAGAGAAAACTGGGAGCAAAAAATAGAAAGTCTAGACCAAAGACAGATGTATGATAAACTTATAGACAACATGAGTTTTTATCGTAAGCCAGATGGTGGTGTTTATAAAAATAAAGTATGGTCTAAAAGAGAATATAAATAAAGGGGAAAAAATGCAAACATGGACAGATAAAGTTAACCTTGGTAATGGCATAGTATGTTATAAAGGGGTAATTAAAAAAGAATTTGATGTTATCAATAGGCTTGAGGATAATCTTGAACCAGTTGGTAGCGAAGACAAAGGGTATAGTTGGCTTCCAGCATACGTTGGCTATCAAGAGTTAATGCCAAACTATAGAGATTGTAATGATTTTAAATTTAAAAAAACTGATATTGAAAATGACACAAGTCAGGTATCTTTAAATCTTCAAGCATTATGGCAAGATGTTTATGATGCTCAAAATCCAGCAGTACAAGATTATTGCAAACAGTTTAATATTTATAACTTAAAGTATTGGGAAGCATTTAATTTTATTAAATATGGTCCAGGACAGCATTTTCAGGAGCACCATGATCATGGATACTCTTATAACTGTACCGTTTCACTTGTTGCATATGTAAACGATGACTATGAGGGTGGAGAATTATTTTTTAGGCTGCAAGGTTTAAATGTTAAACCAGATGCTGGAGACTTATTTATATTTCCATCAAACTTTATGTACCCACATAGAGCAATGCCAGTACATTCTGGAACAAAATATTCTATTGTTACTATGTTAGATTACAGCAAAAAATTTCATACTCCAGATATGTATGATCCAAAGTGGGCTAATGAATAATGTTTAATATTTCAGTTGAACAAATGCCTTGGTCAACTATGCAGATTCAACCAATGTCTGTAAAAAGAGATTGGATGGGTACAACTTCAGAAAATCATGCATATAGGTGTTTTCCAGTAACTCAGGCAAATGTAGTTGGATGGAATTTGTCTTGTTCAAAAGATATAAGTTTCATCTGGAATGGTATTAGTGATCAAACTGGAAGCAATATTGAACTTTTACAAGGTCAGGACATTTGTTATACTGGAAGAGGCCAAGGAAGTGTAAGTTTTAACACTGGATTAGTTTTTAGAACAGAGCAAAATGTAAGCATGTTTACTATTAATCCAGTTAACTATTTCAATGATGACTTTGAGACAATGTCTTCTATAATAAGTACTTCATTTCTGGATAATCCACTTCCACTAGCAATTAAAGCAAGGTCAGCAAATAAAGAAATATTAATAAAGGCTGGAACTCCATTAGCCACAATTATTCCAATATCTTTAAGTGCTTTAAATGAATCTACTATTGAAATAAATGAATATCAGGATCCAGACAATAAAAGAAATGAAGCAAACCAATCTTATGGCGCAGCATCACAAATAATAAATCAATCTGGAAAGTGGACAGATTGGTATAGAGATGCCGTAAATGAAAAAGGAGAGTCTCGTGGAAGTCACGAGGTAAAAACTTTAAGATTAAGCGTAGTTGATAATACAAAGCAGCAACAGGCATAGAAATATTAACAAAACTAACTATTATTTAAATAAAATATTTCTGGTATAATCTTAATATGAATAAAATAGACAATACCCCAACAGTTGTTAAAAGAACAAGGTCAATAACCCCTTCAGGATTTTTTGGTAATGGTAAAGAAATGATTGTTGAGTTAGAAAATTTTATGACTCAAGAAGAAATTACTTTTTTAGAAAAGGCAGCAAAATCTATCACTATCTGGGATGTAACACAAAGCCATGTAAATGAAAATGGAACAGTTGTATATGATTCTGATTTTTGGAAAGACAGAGTTGCAACCACACCAAGTTTAGATAAAAATGATCCAACAATTGCACCAGTTATCGCTGGACTATTTCAAAAATTACAACCAATTGTTGAAGATTTTTATAAAGTAAAAGTTAAGCCAACAGGAACAACAATTGTAAGGTGGTTACCAGGTCACCTACAGATGCCTCATGCAGATAAAGAATTGCATGAAGGTCCAGATGCTGGAGAGCCAAACGATTTTCCAAACTACGATCTTTCAAGTTTATTTTATTTAAATGATGACTATGAAGGTGGAGAATTATATTTTCCAAATCAAGGAGTTAAGTTTAAACCCAAAAAGGGCGCTGCTTATTTTTTCCCAGGAGATATGCAATATATCCATGGAGTAACAGAGATAAAAAGTGGCATTAGATATACCTGTCCATTTTTTTGGGAAATAACAGAGCATACAGGTGATAAAAAACCATGAATTTAGAAAATAAAAAAAGAATAACTAAGGATATTATTGTTTATGAAAATTTTATAGATGAGGACACTGCTGCAAAAATTGTAAAAGTTTTAGATAAACATGCAGAAGTTGGAAGTATTTCTTGGATGCCAATATCATTTTATGAATCATATTCTTCAGTGTTGCCATTGGACAATGATAAAGAAGTTATTGATATTGGACTAAGTCCAACAATTTTTTCTGATATTGAAAAAGGAATTTCTAATGCTATTGCAACAGTGCATGATCTTGATCCGTCAGCAATTGTTAAAATTGGATATCATACTCAAAAATGGGAACCAGGGGCATACGCTAGAATTCATTCAGATAATACAGATGAGCATGGAAATACTGGACCATTTGCAAGAAGCAGATATGCTGGATTTTTATATTTAAATACAGATTTTGAAGGTGGAGTATTAAACTTTCCAGATCAAGATATATCTATAGTACCAAAAACAGGATTGCTTGCTGTTTTTGATGGGGGATTTAACAATATGCATGAAGTATCTTTAATTACTAAAGGTATTAGATATACAATAGGATCTTTTTGGGATGATAGAGAAGAATCTGCTTATTCACAAGAAACAAGAGACGCTTGGGCAGAAGAAATGCAAAAAATTAGAGATGCTCAAAAAATTGAAAAAGAAGAGTGGCAAGAATTACTTAAGCAAGGCTGGAAAATAGATATGAACGGAAACAAATATAAACCTGAAGAGGTTTTCAATGATTGAAAATTTTAAAAAACAATTAGTAAAAAATAATTATGAGTTTGAAGAAATTACAGATGAAGTGTTACTAGTTAAAAATATTTTATCAAAACAAGAAACAGACTTTATTTGGAGTAAAATTAATGAAGCATCTCAAGCAGATTGGGAAGTAGAATATCTATCAAACTTGCCAAAATTTTGTATGGAAAAATTTGGTAGAGATGATGTTGAAAATCTTGTTGCTGAAGGAAAATTTGAAATTACTCAAAATTGGGCTGATAAAAATCTAAATATTTCAGGCTATAGTGAGTACCACCCTATGTATGAAAAATTTAATAATTTAGTTGTTCAGTCTGACCCAAACCTGCATTTAAGTGGTTTTGCTACTATTCAAAGAATGCAACCAGGAGTTGAATTAAAATCCCATACCGATCAACGCACTGATCCATCTATTCAATATGCAACCATACTATATCTTAACGATGACTATAATGAAGGAGAACTTTTTTTTAAAAACTTAAACTTAGAGTTAAGGCCTAAGCCAGGAGAGATGTTAGTTTTCCCAGGTAATGAAAAATATGAGCACGGAGTAAAGCATGTTGCTGAAGGGCCAATAAGGTATGTTCTTGTTGGTTTTGTAAAAGAAATAGGTCATTATGAGAAAAATAGATACTAAGGAGAACTTGTAAAAAATGAAAAAACAAATTTTAGAACAAAAAGTTTACTACTATGAAGACTGCATTAAAGATTTTGATAATCTAATGAAAACAATTGATGAGTTAGATGAAATGGAAAAGTCTGACGGAGTTTCTTCATGGCTAGATTGGACTGCATCAAATGATAAAAATTTTATATATGGATTTACAAAAACATATGACTTAAATCAAATACAAAATATGAAAGAGCCATATAAGTCTAAAATGCTTTTTGTTTATAATACAATATTTGAATCTTTTTACGAAGTTTGTAAAGACTACGGTGCTGCAATGGGTGACTCAGATGAACCAAACTTATTTCCTGTTTTTAACATAAAAAAATATAATGCTGGAGTTGGCATGGGTTCTCATTTTGATCAAAACGATGGAGATATAACTTTAAGATATTCATTTAATATTTATTTAAATGATGATTTTGATGGTGGAGAGGTATCATTTACTTTATCTGAATATAAAGAAGTTGGTATGCAACCATCTCCAGACCTAGATTATGATATAGCATTAAAAAATAATTCAATTGATTTTGCTGTAAAACCTAAAGCAGGAAGTATAATTATTTTTCCATCTGCTGCTCCCTATTACCATACCGCACATTTAGTAAAAAATAAATTTAAATATATGATTCCTGGACACTGGATTCATAATGAAATGGAATTAAAAAAATCCTCACAAAATTCAATGTTGCAGGAATAGACATGATAGTAAATAAAATTTATGACGATATATATGAAATAGAAGATTTTATTACTAATGATGAGAATCAGTATATACTAAACCTAATTAATTCATTAGATGAAAAAGATTGGTTTTGCGAGAGAGAAGATTATACTACACCAGAATTCTGGTTTGGCAAATCAATGTTTTTTTCAGCAGATCATCCTCAAATAATTAAAGATATAAATAAAAGAATAGAATCTCTTTTTACCAATTCATACGCAATCTCTAATATAGCATGCCTTAATAGATATTCTAAAAATGAAAATATGGCAACGCACAGAGATAATCATACTAAAGATGGAGATATTCATTCAGCATATGGAATAGTATTATATTATAATGATAACTACCTAGGCGGAGAAATTGAGTATCCAGAATTAAATATTAAAGTAAAGCCCAAATCTAAATCTTTAATAATACATGGCGGAGATATATTGCATGGAACATGCCCCGTCCTTGATGAAAACATTAGATATTTTTCAACAGCTTTTGTCAAAGAAAAAATTGGCACACCAGCAAAATTAAACCGCCAAATATTTAGAGATAATTAATATTATGCAAAAGACTGCTATTGTAACTGGAGCGAGCAAGGGTGTAGGATTAGCAACAGTTAAACGCTTATCTGAAAACGGATATAAGGTAATTGCCGTCTCAAGAAATTTATCTAAGGTATCTGAGTTAATATCTGAAAATGTTGAAGTTTATCAGTTAGATATAACAGACTCTAAGGCAATAGAGACCTTCTTTGATAAATATAAGGACACTACTCTGGATCTTTTAGTAAATAATGCTGGTGGAGGATCTGGCCCAACTTATATTATTAATGAGACTCCAGAAAACTTTAGAAGAGCTTATGATATAAATGTCACTGGCCCAATGTACTTGTCTCAACTATTTGCTCCTTGTATGGAAAAATCTGAATCACCTACTATTATCTTTGTTACTTCATTTGGAGGCAAAATTCCATATCGCGGTGGAGGCAATTATACTAATGCTAAAAGAGGTGAGCGTGGCTTAATTGATACAATGAGACTTGAGTTTCCTCAATTTGGAATTAAGATAACAGAGAT